ATATAGCACCGGGCCACGACCATAGCGTTCGTTACTTGCTTTCATGTATCGAGAGATTACCCAAGGGAAAGACTTTAGTTCTCTATGCAGAAGTTTAAAGTCTTCTTCCGCTGTTATGACACAGTAATGGATTTGATTATCCATAGTGTAGGTTGCCTCAATCATTTCAAGCGATTGCGTCGGGTCCTCCTCATATTTTTTTACAATATGGTCAGGGATTTCAGCATCAGGAAATTCTCTCTGAATAACATTGAAGGGTCGTTTTAATTTACGATAAACCGTATCTACCGTACCGTTTGGCCCTTCCTCAAAAGAAATATGATACGAAGGAACAGCCGTGTAGCGAATAGGCGTTATTTCATCGCCGGGCTGTATGAGCATCACCGCTGTACCCACAGCCAAATCCAACAGAAACTCACCCATAGCCAAGTCAAAACCAGACTGAGCCATAACGCCAAACATTTTCTCCGAATAAAAATCTAATGCTTGTTGTGCTTCAATTCTGTTTTCTTCGGGTATTTCTAGGCCCGGCTCTAATCTACACCACGAACGTTGTGGGGGAAACAGGGAGGATTGTATCCGATTTGCAAACCGGGCCGTTGAGTGTATCGCCGTACTGTCGAACACTCTTTTCATTTTATTTTGACCGGGAACATTGCCCTCGTAGTAACCGTCGTAAAGATTACGCATAGGCAAAGCGTACTCGTAGGCTTCTTCGTAGATAGAACGCCATTGCTCCTTGTGAGTTTCCGCTTTTTTGTAGCGTTTCTTTATTTCTTTGACTTCTAACATATTAGGTTTTTTTCTTTCCAAGCGTCGCATAAGCTATGGCAAAGGCTTGTTTTCTATTTTTTACTTTGCCCTCTTTCATAATTTGGTCAGCCTTTTTACTGACCATTTTGTTCATTGCTTTCTTATCAAAAGGTTTTTTCATTTACCGACTTCTTTCTGAGCCGCTTTGTGAGCTTGAGTAAAAGATTTCCCATCCTTCATAAGCTTACGCATCATTCGCATATGCCGCTCGGTGTGATGCTTAGAATGTTTTTTCAGCGTTTCTTTTTGCCTGTCGGTTAAGGTACTCATGCTTGTCTATTCCTTCTCGCAAAATTTCTAGCAGCTTCTACGCTACCAAAACCCCATCTTTTTAGAGCTAATGCCTTTCTTGTGGGCCGACCTTGCTCATCTTCCATTGGCCCCTTCATGCCAGCAAACCTTGCCGCAAATGAAACCCGCCTAGGGCTTGTACCAGTTCTGAGGGGTCGCTTGAGATTAGCACCTTCAGTTCTTTTAAAGTGCCTACGACCTTCCTCATTCAGACCACCTTCAGGATTTTGATGCGCCTTTTTTACCATATTTAGTCGCCATCTTTTTCCGAAGATTCATCATCTTGCTGTTCATTTTGCTTTTCATAGGCTTCTTGCCTTTTTTTGCCCCGTACATCATGCACCTCCGCTTGTCTGGGATTTCGAATATACTTTTTCATTAGCCAGTTCTCGGATTACGCCCCAAAGTTGTTTGCAATGGTTGACCCGTCGCTGAACCCGTTTCTCGACCTCTTTGCCCGGCGGTCACACCTTCAGCCATTAATCTACGCCGACCACCACGAACACGCGACCGAGCTTGAGCCGCAATGCGCCGACCCGTATCAACACGCTCTTGCTCCGCTTGCACTTCCTGTTCCCTAATGTTTTCTTCAATCTTAGGGTCAGGCGGCGGGGCTTTAGGTCTTCTGAATAATCCACCCATTTAAAACAACCTCGAATAAATTTTATAATCTGAACCGTCAGGACCATACCGACGCATGGTTCCCTCAAAATCAAAGTAACATCTTTCAGCCCACTTGAGAGCCTGAACGTTTTGTGAATGGATGGTAAACTGTAGACGTTTTATTCTCATTCGCTCGGCGGCAAGCTCAAAAAATCGCAAAGCAGCGCGGTGAAATGGTATCGTTTTTTGTCGTAAATTTTTGCTAGGAATAAGCCACCCTTCAGCCGAACCCTTCCAAAACTCGTAAACTCCAAACATGGCATAGACTTTGCCCTGACTTATCCCAGTATAGGCTATTCCCGTATTGGCATATTGCCTAAGAATAGATAGATAATCGTCGTGATACCGGGCAAGGTTTACATCAAACTCGTTTAAATCGCACATGAGGTAATGCGCGGGCGACCACTCAACCAACTTGTTTTGAGGGTAATTTAATCCAATAGAACGACTAAGTTCTTCAGTCGAAAACATTGAAGTCCAAGACTTTGGCTTTGACGGGCTTGCCCATAAACCGGGTAGGGGCCTTGGTCATAATTCTATGCTCAGAACCTAACAAACAATAACCCGCCGCATCGCCAACGTGCGAGTGTTCGTTTTTATTCGGAGTATCTCTAAATCGTTCTTGCCCCGCACCAATCGCCACACGCTTGAAGTGGTAGCCACCCGACAAAGCTTTGCGTAACCGATTGCACTTTCGACTAATTAAAAACCCGGGCTTGCTATCTATGAGTCTGCCCATAGGTATCGCCAAGGCTTCACGCCGGGTTCTAAACTCGTTCGTCGCCGTAGGTCGAGCCAACAACCCCAGAGTTTTTAGATGGTCAAACGCCGTAGTCTCGAATATCTGGTCGCGCTGCATACCCGCCGGGTCACCCCATATCAGCATTTCAAAGCCGGGAAACCTAGACTCCAACTCGCTCTTGAGCATCTCAGCAAACCTGTTTAGCCCCATGTCAAACGTCACTAACTCATGCAAAACATGCCATCTACCATTCCGCATTTTCTGGGCAAAGATAGCCGCCGGGGTCAGCCCAAAGTCCAAACCCACATGAACAGGTAACTCCGGGTCAGGCTCCAAGTCAGCCGCCATAAGACTATCGTTGTACTCAGGCCAAACGGGTCTACCTTCCTGTACAAACGTGTATTTGCCTTGAGCATAGCACTGAATCCAATCTAGGTTCTTACCACCTAGAAGCTGCTCGTAGTATCCCGTAGGTAAGTTCTTGATGTTCTCAGCCTTGGGGTTGGTGCGCCACCAGCGACCCGCCTGATGAATAAACCCTTGGGCTTCCGGCATTTGGTCAGGCAATTCATCAATACCCACCTCTAACACACCGCCGGGCTGTTTAAAAAAATCCCAAGCATACCGACCACGGGGCTTTTCCTTCTCCGCTAAACGATACCAGTAATGGTCGTCGTCCATAGGGTTAGAGTCCATAATAACTCCATGCCAAGAAGGACCCCCGTCAGCCTTGGTCGGAAAACGTCCAACCCTATGCGTCAAGCCATCAATAACCGCTTTGGGTAACTCTCTAGCCTCATTCACCCAAGCTCCGGTTAACTCCAAAGACAACAGCTTCCGAACGTCCTTCGGGTCATCCAAAGCTAAGAATATAACCTCGCAATCAATCCCCGCCGCACCATCACGAGGCGGTAACTTGATATGATGCGTTATAGGCGGTGAATACTTCACAGGACCCCAAACATGTTCCGGCATTAACTCTAACCAAGTCTTCAACGTCGTGGTCCTCAACATAGGGTTGGTATTACGTACAATCGCAAACCTCGTGTACTTTATCCCATCCCTCGGACTAGGCTTCTGCTCAATAGCTCGACGCCATATCTCCGCACAGCAAGCGTAACTCTTACCACTCCCCACAGGCCCCATAATGCCACGAACAAAACCCTTGCTCTTAAAAAACTTCGCTATCGTAGGCGACGAAGAAAAGTCCAACTTCATGCTGCTAGGTATCTCACTCATCCCCATCATCCTTCGGCATAACCATCTCAATACTCACCACACCCGGCTTATCAATCTCCTTCTCGTTATCCAGTAACCCCGCCGACTTCGCCAACATCTGACCTATCCGAACCTTGTCAATCATCTCAACCTCAACCTGTTCCCCATGCCGAGTAGGAGTAACCTTAATCTTCCTAATCGCCCTCAAAGCATTCTCAGGAATATCCCCCACATCCTTCAAATCAACACTCGTAGAACCATCATCTCGATGAACAATATCCACAACATCCGTAACCTTCGCAGAATACAAACCCAATAAATCCATCGCTAACTCGTCACGCTGCTCATAAATTATCTTAGAACCACGTAACCGCTTCGTTATCCCCCGAGTCGCAAACGGCGTAACACGAGGAACCTTCGGCTTATTAGAACGGGATTTCATCTTCAAAGTCCTCAGACGCCGTGTCTTCAGGCTTAGACCAAGTACCACTAGCACCCGCATCCTCCCTCGGACGCTGCTCAAATACATTCATCCAAACCTCGCCCTTCTCATTAGGCAACGGTAAAGCATCTAACTTAATGCTCTCCCTACCATCATCAGACACAAACTTAACTCCAAGCTTCTGCCAATACGTCTTGCCCTCCTTGCCCTCTCTAGGCTGAACTACATCTAAAACTTTAACCATTTACTTCTCCACGTTTTTTACCAAAATATTTTTGAGTGACCCCTATACTACGCGACAGGGGGCGGGGGGGCATAAGGTCGCTTTTTTATAACGCCTACCCCCCCTGCGTTCATTGGTTGTACAAACTGTATCCGAACGTTTGACATTTGTACAATCATCTTATTCTCATCTTGTTTGTCAGGTGGCGCAGTGTCTCCTTTGCATCTTTCTTTCCTTTCTTGTTTTGCTTACGGGCTATGAAGTATTGCAGTGAAACGGGGTGCTGCTTGTTATTCTTCACCAACCAATCCAATACATACCCGGCTTCCTTGCCAAAGCTATCGACAGTGTAGCCAAGTTCGAACAGTTGCCTTGCCAAGTCCATCTGTCTCAAGTCATACACCCAACCCTTTCCATATCTTTTCATTATTTCCGCGCTCATTCGCTCACATAATCTTTTACAATCTACTTCCTTTATCTCTTTATCTATAGTTCTATGTAAGTCTTTATGAACAAGCTGTGGCTTGTGGCTATGCACAAGCTGGGGCTTGTACTTGTCATCATCATCTACAAGCTGGGGCTTGTGGGTTTTAGACTTATCCACAGGGTGTTTGGAGCGTTTCTTTTGCCCTTTTGGCCCGGTTGTAGCGAGTTCCATTGTCTTCTCTGCTACCTCTTGTTGTTGCTGTGGAGTGGCTGCGTCTGAGGGTATTGTAGCGAGTGCTTCGTCTAGTGATACTCTGGGGTCGTAGATAACGCGCCATGCTGCTCCTTTGCGTCCGTAGGCTCTGATGGGAGCTTCCTTTCGTATCTTTTCTATGTATCCCCATTGTACGAGTTTACGCATGTGTTGGGAGATAGCTTGTTGTGTACAGTTCATTCGGCGGGCGAGGGTGCTTTGGTTAACCCAGAATATGGCTGTGTGGTAGTTAACGTGGCCGCAGCAATGTGCTAGGACTACCATTGTCATTGGATACTGGTAGAAGCGTTCGTCTACTATGGCTCTGCCGGGTAGTGCGGAGTATGCGCCGGGCGATTGGTTTTCTCCGTGACCGTCTGGTGCGTCGCGTACCGGGTCTGGTGTGAGTTCTGACTTTAGCATTAATTAAAGGTTCTGATAAAGGTTGTAGTAAAGGTTAGTCGGTCACCATGACCATACCCACCGGTCACTGTGACCGTACCCCTAGTGTCACCATGAACCCACCCCTTACTCATCCTCTATTTCTCCGTACCCGCTGCACTCCTCACATTCGACCAGTTGTTCATCTAGGAACCCGCCGTTGACGTAGTCTACGACTGCGACTTCTGCGTAGTATTGACCTTCGCCGTCGCAATGGGGGCAAGCTATAGTTTTACCCATCGTCCACCTCTTACGTTTTTGGCGACCGAGATGGGCATGAGTATCCCGGAGGCTTTGGATTCAGGGTTACCCATCTGTACGGTAGCTGCGCCCCACGATGTTCTGTAGGTTTCGCACAAGCTCTGAAGTATGGACGTTCTGATAATAAATAGCTCGTCACCGACGCCGTGAAACCACAGGTCTGGGTTGGGTCCTTTGGGATGTATGCCTGAAGGTTGTCCGTGGTCGTAGGTTTGCAACGCCATGTTGCGCGAGTACTCTGCCATCTTATCGTTCTTGCATTCACCTGTTAGGGCCAGTGTGCCGTAGAAGGGTACATCTATATTCAAGCGTAGGTCGTAGGTATTGTCTTTTGGCTTGAAGACTTCGTACCCTTCTTTGGTAAGGTAGTTTCTTACCCGGCTTTCAAAGTAATCACCTTCAGCTTTCTTGGCTTTCCAATCTGCGTACCGTGGACGATGTTCATATGCCGGAGGGTCGGTTTGAGGGTTGTACAGTTTAGACATAGTTCACCCGTACTTTCTGCGGTTTGCTTTGAGTTTAAACTCGTAGGTTTCATCTACTGGTTTGTTTC